CCCGGGGTCAAATGACAGAATCTTCAACCTGTCACCTCCAATGCGGCTCTAATGTCTTCAGCTTTGTGTTGGTTCACTTTTGTTACATAAGCATCAAAGGAGCCTGTTACTTCCAGATACTGAATGCTTACGGGATACTGTTGACCCATTCTCCTCAACCTATCCTCTACCTGCTCCATGATTTCAGGGGACCAGTCTCTATCTAAAATTATCATAGTTCTAGAGACCTCCTGTAGGCCGTCGTACCCTTGTCCCATAGCTCCTATAGTACCTATGAGCACTTGAGTTTTACCGTGTATAAAACTGTGTTTGTTCATCTCATTTTCTAACACTTTGTTTTGCCCTGTAATAGTTGCTGCACTTACTTTATGTTGGTACAGGTAAGAGGCAAGAGCTTCTACTGTTTTTTCAAACACAGAAAAAACAACAATCTTTTCTGAGGGGTTATCCTGGCACACATTCAAAACGTATTCAAACTTAGGACCTACCTCTCCCTGGATAAACAGCCCTGGCCACGAAGTAAGTTGACGAAGCCTTACTGTTAGAACAGCCCCGTTCGCAACCGTCAGACCTTCCGGAAGCTCATCCAGAGCTAGGTCGCGAAGGTCTCGGTACACCTTGCGCATAGCATCGGTCATAGGAAGTTTGACAGTGCTACGTATTTTACCATGCGCTACTTCTACGGAATTATTACGCACACATATACTGTCCAATAGAGCGTTCAAGATACCTACCTTTACAGGGTCGTCTGTAAGCCCCGCAATTTTACGCCCCCAGGGCGTTTCCTCAACCTTACAGAAATAGTTGACGAAGTTCCAATAGCTAATACCAGAGTACGACACATCTAGGAAATTGAGTATAGACCATAAGTCATCAACATATCGCAAGATAGGGGTCCCCGTCAGGGCGTGCCGATGTGCCGCGGGTATCATCTTAACAGCCTTGGTCCGCTTACTTCCCCTGTTCTTGATACGGTGGGCTTCATCCAGTATCAAGTACTCCCACTGAAATTTTCTAAACTTATTAAGCACTGCTTCGTTTTGAAACTTCTCGTAGTTTATAATCCATATGGAGCCATCATCCCGAGGCTGATTGCAGAGGTCCGGGTCGTATATATGCACTCGAGACTCGTCGCCTAGCCACCAAGAGCTGAGCTGGTCTTGCCATTGATGCATAACTATCTTGGGTGTAATGATTAAAGCATTACGAGCCTCTACTTCACGGAGCATACTAATAGCTTCAACGGTTTTACCCAGACCCATAGGGTTAGCGTTTAGGCAATGCTTCAACGCTACCATTTTCTGAACATCCTTAATTTGAAAGTCCATAAGACCTTCAGGGTGCTTAAGGGGCACTATGGGCTGAGAAACCTCTCTTGGCAGCCCCAGCACTATCTGATTTACTAAATTATTTTCTATAGTGTACCAGGGGTCATTTTTACGTTGACGAACTCCTAACAAGAGAGACGGGCTAGGCCCGTCCTCCTGTGGGAGGTATTGAAGATATTTGCCTTTGTTAAGAATTCTCATCAGTCTTCTCCAGTCCTGTTTGCATATCAAGTTCTGACAACTCGCCCCATTTGTATCCAACATCTGCATCTGCTACGAATGGTACGGGGCAATCAGGCACGTACTTTAGAGGGGTTTCTGCCATAATTTGGATACATTTTTTTGCAATAGTCAACATCAGTTCGGGGTCCCCGTCAACTACCTCCAGGAGGATGGAGTCGTGCACAGTAGTTGTAATACGGGCTTTACCCTTCCAGTGCTCTTCAATGTAGTCGTGGATACTCAAGAGTGAGAGCAGGGTGAAATCGGACGCTAGTGACTGTATAGGAGTGTTAATGTACTCGTTCTGTATATGGTTGAGCTCTTCATTAGTAATAACGAAGTGTCTTAATCTGCCTAGAAGAGTTACACAAGGCTCGCCTCTAGTCGCCATCCTGCGACGATTATTGATGAATTCCCTCACCTTGGGCATAGGCTTAAACCACTGCTCAATGATTTGACGAGACTCTGCCATACTCTTACCGAACTTTTCAGCAATGGAGGAGGGGCCTCTGCCGTACGCAATACCAAAGTTGATAGTTTTAGCAAGGTTACGCTTCTCTTTGTCCAGGTGGGCGCCTTCGCCAAACATCATATCCGCAACAGCATCATGCAAGTCCTTGCCCTCTTGATATATTTTGATGAGTGCAGGGTCTCCGGATAGCATTGCTAGAACTCGGAGTTCTACCTGGCTGTAGTCGAGCTGGAGAAACTTCCACCCAGGGGTTGCCACAAGTAAATTTCTGATAAGCTTGTTACGCGGAATGTTTTGCATATTTGGTCCCGACGAAGATAGGCGGCCTGTTTCTGTGCCGTGTAGATTGAATGTGCAGCGAACACGTTGGTCACGGCACACAACGTCCCGCATACCTAGTACGTAGGTCTCAAGATACTTAGAGTATTTCCGGATGTCCCCGATAGCCTCAATAAAATCCTTTGCGTCAGGATTGTCAATCTTGCCACTCTCCACCTCTGCTAGTAGCGTTGCTAGCATTGTCGCATCTGTTGAAGGCACGGGGTAGCCCAGAAGCTCTTGTAGCATCCACTTGAGCTGCTTGGGAGAGGAGGGATTAAACTTAGCGTCTGCACTCTTTGCACCCGTCATCCGTTTGTACAGCTCAGGGTTCCAAACGTGTTCAGACACTGCATCAAGCTTCGCCTGAGCCTTACTAATCCTCTGCTCTAGGTCGTACTCCAGCTATTCAAGGTACTCAATATCGAGTCTCTGACCTGTGAGCTCAATCTGTAAAAACACATTAGAGGCTCGAATAAGCTGGCTATAGATGAACTCCGAACCTGGTCGAGTCAGTTTATTAAAAACATCGTGCAACCTGTATGTTGCAATGCAGTCTCTCTGCATATAGGGAATTAGTGTCTCAGTAGGAATATCATCGTACATAAACTCCTTAAGAGGTTTTCTATTCTGACGACACCACTCTCGTTTGTATTGTTCAAGTTCATCTTCCCAAGCAGGTGCCTGCAGGTACAATTGGCTCATTTCCTTTAGACCGTGCGTGCCCTGCTTTTCGTTGATACACGCGTAGTGTTGAAGCATAGTGTCCTGGTCAATTCTGGCATCTATGTTCTCCAGCCACTTAAGTCGAGTGCAGTCAAACTTACCGTTATGCCAGATGAACATGAGTTCGGGGTCTCTAAACAGGTCCTGTAACGCTTTGTGAATGCTAGGAGATTTCCAATCGCAATCGAACAGCGCAAGTGCCGTATTGTCATTAAGGCCGAAGCCCAAAGACAGGAGCCTGTTATCCTCCCACTCTACTCGACGAGTCTCAATATCGCATGATACCCACGCTCTGTTTTTAGCGTCGGTCCTTACAGCGCTCCCCGGAGCACCCCTGCCTGTCAGCAGGTAGTGATGCGCTTGGTCAATAGCTGCCGCAACATTGTGTCCGGTTGCCTGTTGCAGGTTTAGGTCACATGCATCCCACTTGTACATAAGGGAAGAGAAATCCATAGTTGCGAAGGCTTTAACAGACTCTACGAACCGATCCAGCTCTCTCATATTGTTTTTAACTACATTGAGAGGGGGTACCATAAGAGTTCGACTAGACCAAATTACCTTGTACCAGGACACAACATCCCTGGAAGCTTTAACCTCTCGGTCTGCTGGAAAATCTGGAACAACCGCTTTAACAAGGTTATCAAAGGTTATATTCATTTTAATAGCTCCTTCAAGACTGTATACCAGCACTCAAACGACAAGCGAGCCTGCAGATCGATCACCTCTTGCAGTGTCATAGGTCTCTTCGGAATAGCCTGCTGCACTTGATGTATAACGAGGCCACTATCTACTTCAGGCACCATAACATGCACCACGGAGCCTACAATGCTGTATTTACCGGAGTTGATGCCTTCCGCAACTCGTACCTGAGGGTCCTTGCCTTTGAGCTCAGGGTACATGGTAATCAAACCAGGATGGCCATTGTATATGAGCGCCTCGCACTCACGGTTCAAGTATTCAAGTACTTTAGCAGGTATAATTCTAAGGTATCCATGCGCTGTAATTAGGGAACCAGGCTCCACATTCTTGCGAGGCTCACCATTTATTTTCCGCTCTTTCATCAACCAAGCATTAATAGCCTTGGCACTCATTTGGAGAACTGTACAGTTGGCCGACAGCTCTTCAGGCACAGGCCTTTTGCTATCAGTGAGTACCACATCAGGATACCGACCTAAAGCTTTGGACAGTCTTATCAACTCTCCCCCTGTCTGGGAATATAACGCAATCCAATTTCTCCTACTCATTACAGAACCTCCTAAACATGTTTGTGTTGAATACTACAAGCTGTGTCTGCTCAATATTAGGAACATAGTTGATGAGCTCATGGAGCTTTTGAGTCTCTTTGTCTTGCAAGCCCTTGGCGGTATATGTAATGCCCTTCAAGCCATGCACTACGGGGTTACTGGTATCAACTGACCGTAACCAGCCCCAGTTATCAGGTTCTAGCTTTTTCATAGAGGAATAGTATTTCATCTCCTGAGGCAAAGCAACTCCTAACAAATGATGAGGCTTGGACCGGTTGATGACTCCCCTGCGTAGAAACTCTTCTAGCATCCAAATACGTCCCCGAGCAAAGCTGTGCCACTTTGTAGGTGTGTTAGCATCGCCACCAACAGGAAACACGTCCGTCCACCAGCTAAAGTCAAAGCTAAAAGCTAGCATATCACACTCAGGTTCCAGAGCCTTGTAACACCGAATAGCCTCTGACAGAGACTCTCCCTGCACAACGCCAATACGCTTGCCGGGTAAGTCGGGGTACGCGCTGATAAACTGTTTAAATCTGTCTATAGTTGCGGAAGCATCTTCCAGCACATCAGGCACGATGTACCAGGTAGGCTTAAGTTTACGGACCCATTCCGCAAACATAGGACCATCTGCAGCCTCTCCCAGCTCAAAGACTGAGTTGTCCAGGATGACGTCTCTGCCCCGCGCAAGAGCTTGCACAAACAGGTTGTAGTATGCTGGGTCACTCTCAAACAGGTGCACTAGAGCATAATCTCCATCTGTGTGCGTCTGCATTAACCTGAACAAGCTCTTTGGAGCTTCATGATATGTTTTAATCATAGTTAATATCCTCAAAAAGGGAGGGAAGGGCTTCACGGAAAAGCTTCAGAGCCATCGGCGTCAATAGCTCTGCAGACGGCTTAATTACGTTCATTATTGCTATTCCTTTCCATGTACTTAATAAGTCTGTTTAAATACCAAGCAGCTTTCTTCAAGTCCTCTAGACCATTCTTATAACGCTCTCGAGTGATGTACTTAATCACCTGACCTTTGATGTAGCCTCGA